CTAACAGTAATGGTTAAGAAAAAAGAATACAAATACAAAGACTATTCAAATATGTATAGAATAATGGAATCAGGACCAAATGCAATCAAAAGGGCTCAAGACAAAATGGCTAAGTCAAGAACTTAATCATAATCAAAATTAATAGCATGTCAAAATAAGAAAAGAAAGTGTTATGCAATAGAAATGGACAAAGATTTTTGTAGTCACATTATAGAAAGGTGGGAAAAATTAACAGGTAAAAAGGGAGTTAAAATCAACGAAATCAACAAAAATGACTAAAAAAGCACTAAGGGGAAAGAAAAAGCTCATGTTTAATGCATTAAAAGGCCAATTGGGAGTAATCACGGCAGCTGCTAATCAAATAGGAATAGATAGAACAACACATTATTTATGGTTGAGAAAAGATAAAAATTATAAATTATGGATATCTGAAATATCTGAAATTACATTAGATTTTGCAGAGAATGCTTTATTTAAACTAATGACAAGTGGCAATGTAGCAGCAACAATATTTTATTTAAAGACTAAAGGTAAAGGAAGAGGTTATATTGAAAGAGTAGAACATGACAACAAACACTCAGGCAAATTAGAGGTAAATAGTTATAAGTTTACGGTTGATAATGAAGATAATCAAACTATCAAAGAAACAGCAAGTTAATTCTGGAAGATTTAAAAAAGGAGAACATAGAAGTGTTAAAACTGAATTTGGTAAAGTTCCAGCTTGGAATAAAGGATTAAATAATGGAATAACATTATGCTTAAAATGTCATAAGAAGAAACACCTAAAACAGGTAAGGAGGTACCAATGAAAGAAATACGCCTCTCCCGAAAGCAACATTTAGCTCTTCAAATCTTGAATGATAAAGAAACTACTGAGTTGTTTTATGGGGGAGGTGCCTTGCTGGAGGAGGTAAATCATTCTTAGGATGCTTATGGTTAATTACTTGCTGTTTACAATACCCAGGTACAAGATACTTAATGGGCCGAGCTATTTTAAAGAGTATAAAAGAGAGTACCTTATTGACATTCTTTCAAGTATGTAAGGAAGTATTTAATTTAGAAGCTGGTAAAGATTATCAATATAATGCAATGGAAAGCCGTGTTAAGTTTCCTAATGGATCAGAAGTATTTCTTAAAGATTTGTTCTTATATCCAAGTGATCCTGAATTTGATAGTTTAGGTAGTACTGAGTATACAGGGGCTTTTATTGATGAGGTGAGTGAGATTACAGAAAAGGCAAAAAACATCGTTATGTCGCGTCTTAGATACAAACTGGACCGATTTGGACTAATCCCTAAGCTTTTATTAGCAAGTAATCCAGCTAAGAACTTCGCTTATAGAGAGTATTATATGCCTTGGAGAGAGAAAAGATTACCTATTTTCAGACAATTTATTCCAGCATTAGTATCAGATAATCCATATATTTCTAAATATTATGCAGAGAACTTAGAGAAATTAGATAAAAACTCAAAAGAAAGATTACTTTATGGTAATTGGGAGTATGATGATGATCCAAGCAGATTATTTGATTATGATGAATTAGTCAATATATTCACTAAAGATTATGCACCATTAGAAGGGGAAGTAAAATATGTTAGTTGTGATGTGGCAAGATTTGGACCAGACAAAACGGTTATAATCTTATGGAGGGGATTTTATATAGAAAGAGTTTGGAGCTTTCCAAAAACAAGTGGAAAACAAACAAAGGATTTTTTAGAGAAAATAGCTATCGCTAATAATGTTCCAAACAATAGAATAGTCATAGATGAAGATGGAATCGGAGGCTCTGGAGTTGTAGATTATATCCCTAATTCAAGAGGATTTGTTAATAATTCAAGCCCATTACAAAGAAAAGAACCAGTGGGTAAAGTTTATACAAAACCAAGCACTAAGAACTTCGCTAATCTTAAGACACAATGTTACTTTTTATTATCTGATTATGTTAAAAAAGGAATATTGGGATGTTATGAAATAGATATTAAATATAAAAAATCAATCATAGAAGACTTAGAACAAGTAAAATGGCATAACCCAAACAAAGATGAGAAAATAAGAATTACCCCTAAGGAAGATGTTAAAGAGAACTTAGGAAGATCCCCAGACTTTGGGGATGCTATTATGATGAGGATGTTATTTGAATTAAAACAACCATATAAACCTCATATCGCATTATAGGTATATACTAATTTAATCACCTTATATAAAATACTTTTATCATAATATATTATGGTTAAAGGATATATTTCTATAACAAAAGAAGAAAAGGCAGCATACTATGGTAGCGACGATTATAGGCAATTAATAAATCAAGCTAATACCCATGTTATTGAGAAGTTTTCTGGAGAAGTAAATGATAAAGAGATAAAGTTCCCAAAAAAGTTAGGTGCTGAACATCCATTTGATTTTAAACAATTAGAAGATGCATGTAAAAAAGTAGGATTAGTAAGTGGTGCAGTGAACAAATATACTGATGCTATTATAGGAGATTTTCAAGTTAAAGTTAATGTTGTAGATAAAAAAGACGAAACAAAGATAGCAAATGCCCAAGAGATATTAGATGGATTTATAGAAGATAGTAATTTATTAAATTTATTAAGACCTTGGATTAAAGAAGCAACTCTTAAAGGTAATGGTTATATGGAGTTAGATATAGATAATTCTAAAGGACAAGTATTAAATGCAAATGATATGTATGTAAGGAGAAATAGAAAAGGTAAGGTATTAAAATATAATCAATATATTGGTAAGTTTGGTATGGCATTTAATCCAAATAAAATAATAGAGTTTGAACCAAATAAGATAGCACATTTACCTTTTAATCGATTTCCAGGAGAAGCTTATGGAATAGGTTTAATGTACCCAAGTATGATAACTGTTGATAATTATGCATCTGTTGAATTAGATAATCATAAATTAATTAGTCGTAAAGCTGGAGCACCAATTCATGTAAAAGTAGGACAACCAGGTGAATCTGTTCAAGCAGGAGATGTAGATGATTTTAAGACAAAATTACAATTTATGAATAATAGAACCGAATGGGTAACTGATGGTAATGTTCAAATGGATACATTAGATTTCAAAGATATTGGTAAGAATTTAATTGATGCAGCAGAACACGATGTTGAACAATTTGCTATAGGAACAGAAATACCAGTAGTATTATTAGGTAAGGCAAATGTACCTGAGGGATTAGCTAAAACACAAGATGCCGGATGGAAGAGAAAAATACATAGTTTAAGAATACAAATTGAAACAGTTATTGAAGAAAAGATATTAAGGCCAGTATTACAAAAGAATGGTTTTGATATGCAAATAGATTTTATATGGGAGTTACCAACAGATGAAGAGAAGAATGAAAGATTAGCAAGAATATCAGAACAACTTAAAAATGTAATGATAAGTGAAACACTTAAAGCAGCATTAGAAATAGAATATGCAAATATCTTAGGATTAGAAGATTTAGATGGTTTATTGACAACACCTAAAGAAGCTAAAGAAGAAGAAATAGAACGAAAGGCAATGGAAGTAGAAAGAGAGAATATGGAGAGACAACAAGAAGAACAAAACTTGGCACAACCAGAAGTACCAGGGGCAAAGCCAAATGCAAATCAATGTGACCATAATCATATATCAGAATCAGATAAAATAAATGAAGATATAAAAAGAAAATCATCTGGTGAGATGAAGTTAAATGAGTTTATTAATATCCAAGAGATAGCAGGATTTAATTATTCAGACTATTTAATAGAAATCTTAAAACAATCAAAGATAGACAAATTTGTTAATTTATCAGCAGGTTCATTAAAAGATATAGAAAACGGATTATTAGATACTAAAGACATAAGAAAACTAAGACAAACCTTAAAGAATGGATTCAGAAAGAACAAAACAATAAGAGAGATAACAAAAGAATTAGAGCAAAGCATAGATTTCAAGAATAGATTAAAAGATGGTAAAGTTACAGCAGTAGCAAATGCAAGACCTAATATGATAGCTCGAACAGAGACAGTTAGATTAAGTAATATAGGATTAAAAAATATGTATAAAGAGAATAAAATAGAAAAAGTTAGATGGTTAGCAGCCTTAAGTGATAGGACTTGTCCTTTTTGTGTAGGATTAAATGGACAATTATTAGATATAAATAGTGATATACAACCACCAGCACATCCAGATTGTAGATGTTCTTTGGTAGGAGTAATAGAATGAGAACTAATAAGAATTTAGGAGAGATAATTGAAGATTGTAAAGCAGGTAGTGGAGATTGTGCAACTAAATCAGCACACCCAAATAAGGATTTTTATTGGGCTTGTCCTTTTGTTATGGCAAGACATGTATGTCCTTATATATTAAAAGAAGAATTTGCAGGACAATTTGGTAAAAGAGAAATAATATATAAATGTAAATTAAGAGAATATGAAAATAATAAATAGACCTAAATGTGCTAAGTGTAAAGAAAATACAGCATTTACTTATGTGGCAGGGATATGGTTATGTGGTAATTGTTATGGTAAATTTTTAATGAAACAAATGAAAGAAAAACAAAAGGTGTTGTTAGAAGAATGATATATATACACCCAAAAACAAGACAAAGAGTATCATTTCAAGCAAATTCAGGAGATACAGAGTTTGATTTAATTGGAGATAAAGCAATATCAGAAGAAACAGTACCTGTAATAGGCCCTTGGAGTGATAGAACAGGATCAGATAGTTCAGGTAAAGTAAACTCAAGAACATTACAAATTACTCCTGTACCAAATATATTTCAAGGAACAGACCCCGGATTAGAAGGAGAGAAATTAACAAATTTGAATAAAGTAGGACAACCATCAACTTATACAAGAAGAAGAACCAAGCGGGAGACAATATGACTGACTTTAAAATAGTTCTAAATAAAGAGAATCCATCTTTTATGACATCTAAGTTAATGGGAGTTTTAAGTGCAGTAATTACAACAACAAATCAAAAGACTTCTATATTAATTGAGAGCGAGTTAGGATATATTATTTATTCTGATGAAGTGGTAGGAACAAAAATAGCAGGACCAAGATTATTAACCCATACTTATCCATTATATGGAGTAGAAGCACCATCACATGACAGATTTAAGATAGATGAGAGTTTAATCATAACTACCATAGGTGCAACAGAAGATGTGGAAATAATTTTAAGATTTCTCTAAGTATATAACACCCAAATCACCTTATATAAACTAAACTATCTACTTATATTCATGTCAGTAACACAATCAAATCTAAAATTTAATTATCAAGTACCAATTACTGAAAGTGCAACTGTTGAAGGTGATTTTTTAATCAACGGAACAGCAATTAATTCTACAACAACTTCTAACAACCATAGATTTTTATCTGAAGAACTACAAAAGAGTGCTAACTCATTAACAGGGGTGCCGTTATTAGTAGATCATAGAAATGAAGTAGATGCAATTAAAGGAAGAGTAATTTTAGGAGAATTTAACTCAGTAGAAGAAAAAGTAGATTTTAAAGCAAAGGTAATAGATAAAGAAATGAAGGAAATGATTAAAGATGGAAGAATTAACTCAGTATCTGTTGGAGCCTTAGTAAGTGAATTAGATGAAGATGATGGAGTAATTATACCAAGAGGGATTATATTTAAAGAATTAAGTTTAGTAGCTGTACCAGCAGATGGTGGGGCAACATTTGGAATAGCATTAAAAGAAGCATATGAATCACAAATCATAGTCAAAACGACAGAAACTAATGAAAGGGGGTTAGACACGATGCAAAAGACAGAAGAAAAAATTGTAGAAGCACCAACTGAAGTTATTGAAACTAAGGTTGAAGAATATGTGACAAAACAAGAATTTTCTGAACTTTTAGACAAACTTTCTACTATCGAAAAGAAACTTGCAGAATCAGATGCTGATAACATCAAAGCAGAAGCTGAAGAAAAAACTGAAGAACCTAAAGCTGAAGTTAAAGAAGAAAAATCTAAAATTGAAGTTAAAGAAGAACCAGAAGAAACTGAAGACGAAGAAGATGAGGTAGATGAGAAATTAAGTTATAAGATAGTTCAAGGAGAGGGAAGTTTAAGAGGTAGTTCTTTTAGCATACAAAGAATATAATGGCAATAGAACCAACAAACAGTTTAGGTGGAGGTCAAGTTGTAATCGACGGAGGCAATCCAAGAGCAATTACTGTTTTAGCAAAAGAAATTATTTCAGGAGGAACATTTGTATATTGTTCAGGGCTTAGTAATATGGGCTCAGACGCTTCAAATTTCTCAAATAGTAGTTTAATTGTTGAAAAAGTAGCAAGTGCACATAGAGTTAATGGACTTATGTTACAAGATACAGGCTCAAATACTTACGGTACTATGGCAACAAGAGGTTGTTATCTTATGAAAGCAGGAGGAGCTATATCTGGAGGAACATTAGTTATTATGATTTCAGGAGCACAAATGGATGGAGTAAATCCAGCAGGAGTGACAAATGTAGGATCTTGGACAGGTTTAGTAGGAAGATCACTTAATACTTGCGGATCTGAAGAATATTGTTTAGTTGCTCTAAATCTTTAAAATGGCATTCACAAAATTACAAGAATACATAAGTACAGGAGATGGAACAGCAGGAACTTTATTGATCCCAAAATTAATCTTACCTACTTTATGGCAAGAAGTTGAGAAAACATTAATCCCACGAGAGTTGGCAGCATATGTACTTTCTGGTTTTCAAGGTAGTTCAATCACTCAAGATTTAGTATCTGAGGGAACTATGAATGTAAATCAGATTGGAGAAGGAGCAGAAGTTAATTTAGGTGCACAAGGTTACGAAACTGTAACATTTACACCTGTAAAATACGGAGTTGCAATTAGAATAACAAGAGAAATGATGGAAGATTCACAATTCCAGTTATTCCAAAGTAACCTCGCAACAGCAGGAAAAAGGTTTGCAGAAAACGAAACTAAGTTAATCATAACAGCACTTGATGGAGCAAATGCAACTACATCTGGAGGAGACGCTATTACTATCGCAAATATTACTGAATCTATGCAAGACTTAGAAGATAATGATTATATGCCAACGCATATGGTTATTGGAACAGAAGTTTTAAGAGATTTAAGAAATATTGATACATTTGTTGAAGCAGACAAATTAGGTAGTAGAGAAATGTTAAACACAGGATTCGTAGGAACATTATTTGGTATGGATGTTAGGAAAGTAACAGGAAGTACTAAAGCATTACCTTCAAGTACATATAGAAAGTACGCTTATATTTTCGACAGATCTCAAGCTTATGCAATAGCACTAAAGAGAGATATAACAGTTGAAAATTTCGATATGCCTACTTTTGATATGCAAGGAGCTGTAATCACTCAGAGGATAGATGTTAAGTTACTTAGAAGCAAAGCAGTTTCAAAGATAACAACAGCTTAAACCCAATTTTAATTTTTTTTATTTTTTTTATTTATATTAAAGTCGTGTGGACTTAAAACACAAACTAAATAGGAGTATAAAATATGACAACAGGAAGCGTAGTACAAGGAACTGTAAAAGGTTTAGGCAAAGAGATGGGAACATCTGGCTTAGCTGTGCCTGAAACAATTTTATTCACAAATGGAACACCAGATGGAGTGGTTACTGGCCAAGTTGGAAGTGACATTGCATTTGATATAGATAATGGTATTTATCATATGTGTGAGGCTATTGGTGGAACAGATTGGATCAATTTAGGCTCAGTATCATAAAATCATATTCAGTGATGAGAGGTCTTCGATTCTCCGTCACTTTAAATACATAAATTAAAAGGAGGTTAAAAATGACAATAGCAGGAAGCGGATTAAGAGACTTAGAATGGCAGAAATTTACTTTATTAGATGATGATACAGTAGCAGTAAACGTTAATATGGCTTCTGGTGTATCTATAACTATTGGAAGTGTAACAGCAACAGTAGATTCTATATATGTACAATCAGGAACAATTTCAGATTTACAAAGTTCTTATATTACATCAGGAGTAATCACTGCAGTAGATGCAGTAACATCAGTAGATAGTTCTTTTATTACAAGTGGTAATTTATCAATTGTATCTGGAAATATGTATGTAGTTTCAGGAAATGTTAATGGTGTAGACGCAGTAGATGCAGTAACATCAGTTAATCCAGTTTATATTGGTGGACGAGCAGTTTCAGGAGTACCAACAGAAGTAACGAGTCACGATGCACAAGATGTATGGTTAGACACTTTTGGAAGACAAGTAGGCTATGGAGCAAATCTATCACAAGGAACAACTGATGTAAGTGAAGTATCACCAGCATTAGTTCAAAGTATTAATATTAATTTATTAGATGCTGTAGGAAGTGTAACTGGTAGTAATGTTGGAGCATGGGTAAATATATCAGATTATTATCCAAAGACATTATACTATGAATATACATCTGGCGGAACTGGAATAATGGCAGGATCTATACAAGTTAGTCACGATGCAGGTAGTACTATATTTGATTATACAGATTTTGAATATAGTTCAGGTAACTCAACAGATTATTCAACATTTAATGAATATCATGAATATGCAAGAGCACTTACATATGTTAATTCTGGCGGAACACTATCATTAACTTTAACTGGTCGAGGCGGACAATGAGCGTAATATACGAATACTCAGATGTTGCTGAAACCATGAAAGGTTGGATAGTTACAAATACACAGAATGATATTCCAATTGGATGCAGTTTCCCATATAAGAAACACATAGCAGTAGCTAAAATAAAAGAAGCTGGTTTTGTAG